ATTTATATACTAAATGACAGCATTAAATGTCAACAAAAGAAAGTTATGCAATAAATGCCTAACTTCTTTTCCAGAGCAGGAGTTTCATAAAGACAAATCAAAGTCTGATGGTTTGCATAGTATTTGTAAACATTGTCAAAAAAAGAATAAAGAAGCTAGAAAAGAAGAAGCAAAACTTGTAAGACAAAAATATGAAAAAGAAAATAAACTTAAAATAAAAAATTATTGGAAAGAGTACAACAGCAATTTAGATTTAAAAGAAAAGTTAAAAGAAAAGCACTTAAAGAGAACATATAACTTATCTTTAAATGAATTAGAGATATTAAAGCAAAAACAAAATTATTGTTGTGCAATTTGTGGTACACATGAAAGTAATTGTAGTAGAAAAACATTGTTTGTAGACCATAACCATACTACTGGAGAAATTCGTGGTTTACTTTGTAGTCAATGTAATTCTGCTTTAGGTTTAATGTATGATGATGTATCTTTATTAAAAAATGCAATAAACTATTTGGATAATAATGGCAAGTCTTAACGTAAAGTTACATCCATCTCAATTAGAGGTGTTTAACGATAAGCATAGATTTAAAGTAGTTGCTGCCGGACGAAGGTTTGGTAAAAGTAGATTAGCTGCTTGGACACTATTAATAGAAGGACTTAAGTCAACAGAAAAGGATTGCTTCTATGTAGCTCCAACATTCCAACAAGCTAAAGACATTATGTGGGGAATGATTAAGGAGTTAGGGCATGAGATTATTGCTTCTGCCCACGAGAACACTGCTGTGTTGACATTAGTCAATGGTAGGAAGATTTACTTAAAAGGTAGTGACCGTCCTGATACTTTGCGGGGTGTAGGGTTAGCTTACATTGTCCTAGATGAGTATGCTGACATGAAAGCGAATGTCTGGGAACAAATCTTGCGACCAGCCCTTGCTGACGTACAAGGTGGTGCTATGTTTATTGGTACACCTAAAGGCAGGAATCACTTTTATGAGATTTATAAATTAGGGGAAAGTGCTAAAGACCCAGAGTGGACTTCATTCCATTATACGTCTTATGACAACCCTTTAATTCCTGAATCAGAGATTGAAGCTGCTAAACGCAGTATGTCAAGTTTTGCATTTAGGCAAGAGTTTATGTCTAGCTTTGAAGCAGCTAGTCGAGACTTGTTTAAAGAAGAGTGGATTGTTCTGGATGAAGAAGAGCCTAAAGATGGGCGATACTTTATTGCTGTTGACTTGGCAGGCTTTATTAACGTAGATAAAGAATCTGGAAATAAAAATAAAAAGCTAGATGAAACAGCGATTGCTGTTGTAAAAGTAGGCGAGTACGGTTGGTGGGTTGCTGACATTTTGCATGGCAGATGGGACATTAAAGAAACTTGTGAGCAAATTATGAGGGCAGTGGTTAAGTATGAACCTACTGCTGTTGGCATTGAGAAAGGTAGTTTAAAGAACGCTACAATGCCTTATATGATGGACTTGATGCGTAGGTATAGCCGTTTCTTTAGAATTGATGAAGTAACTCACGGTAATCAAAAAAAGACAGACCGTATTGTGTGGGCTTTGCAAGGTAGATTTGAAAATAAAAAAGTAACACTAAATTACGGAAGTTGGAATAACGAGTTTATAGACCAGCTTGTAAACTTCCCCAATGCCCAATTGCATGATGACTTAATTGACGCTTTAGCATACATTGACCAGATACAAGTAGTAGATTATTTTGTTGAGTATGAAGAAGATGATTATGAACCTCTGGATTCTATAACTGGATATTGATATGGCAATTATTAATGAAGGAATGGATGCTTGTCCTCTTCCATTACAAAGTAACTCTCTAAATGTAAAGAATCATTTAGAAGCAATTAATAAATATGGACTAGGTCCTGCTAACCCAAAACTAGAAAATATTGAGTTTTGGAAAGATAAAGCTAAAAAATGGAATTGCACAGAAGGTGATGCACGAGGTCGGTTATGTGCTAATTGTGGTTTCTATGTAAATACTACTTTTATTAAAAATTGCATTGACTACTATCCTGTCAAAGATTTGAAAGCATCTGCTTTACCTATTAAACCTAAATGGGAAGATATTGAAAGTAAACCCCAAGCCTATTGCACTGCTTTAGATATTACCTGTTCTCCTGTAAGGACTTGTGATATTCAGAAAATGGGTGGACCAATAGATGATGATAAAATAAAACTTCCTGAATATAAAAATATGCTAAATGAGGATGAAGAAGATGCAGAATAAGTTAATTGAGTGGGTATTAGATAATGTTGAAGATTGGAAAGCCAATCGTGATGACAATTATCGAGAGGATTGGAAAAGATACGAGAGGATTTGGCGAGGTGTTTGGGAAGGCGAAGATAGGATTCGTCAATCAGAACGTTCTAAGATAATTTCTCCAGCAACTCAGCAAGCTATTGAGAATCATACTTCTGAGATTGAAGAAGCACTCTGGGGAGCAGGTGCTGATTTATTTGACATTAATGATGACATAAAAGACCAAGATAAAACTGACATTGAATATGTCAAGTTGTACATGAAGGAGTGTTTTAAAAAGAACAAACTCCGTAAGCAAATTAATGACATTGTGTTAATGGCTTCTATCTATGGTACAGGTATTGGTGAAGTCATTATAAAAGAAGTAAAAGAGTTACAACCAGCTACACAAGCTATGCCTGATATTGGTGCTATTGCTGTAGGTGTAGAAGAAACTACAAAAATCTATGTATCACTAAAACCAATCAATCCTCGTAACTTCATCATAGACCCAACAGCAACCACTATAGAAGAAGCTATGGGTGTTGCCATTGAAGAGTTTGTGGGTGCTCACGTTGTAGCAAAAGCTATTGAAGATGGCATCTACCTTGACACTGCTAAAGTTAATGAAGCTAATCCTGAGCAAGACCTAGAACCTTCTAGTATTGATGAAGAGTTTGATGATAGCAAAGTAAAATTGCTGAAATACTATGGCTTAGTTCCAGAATATCTTTTAGAAGATAACTCTGAGGAAGTTGTAGATTTGTTTGGTGAAAAAGAAGTTGGGGATGTAGTCAAAGAATACTCAAACATGGTGGAAGCCATTATTGTTATTGGAAATGACACTGACTTACTTAAAGCAGAACGTTCCCCATACATGATGAAAGACCGTCCTGTAGTAGCTTACCAAGATGACACAGTTCCGGGTAGATTCTGGGGTCGGGGTATTGCAGAAAAAGCATTTAATATGCAAGCTGCTATTGATGCTCAACTGCGTAGTCATCTAGATAGTTTAGCTTTAACTACAGTTCCTATGATGGCTATGGATGCTACTCGTATGCCTCGTGGTGCTAAATTAGAAATTAGACCGGGTAAAACAATCCTGACTAATGGTAATCCAGCAGAAATCCTACAGCCATTTAAGTTTGGCAATACAGATGGTTCAAATGTGCAGACAGCAGAGTTGTTTAACACTATGTTGTTACAAGCTACAGGCACAATGGATACATCATTGATGCAAACACAACCTGTAGGTGGTGATATTGCTATTGCTTTATCTGGCATTATTAAGAAAAATAAACGTACTTTAGTAAATTTCCAAGAAAACTTCTTAATTCCATTCATTGAGAAGGCTGCATGGCGATTTATGCAGTTTGATGCTGAGAATTTCCCAGTAAAAGACTTTAAATTTGTTCCTAGTGGCTCATTAGGTATGCTTGCTCGTGAAGTAGAACAGATGCAATTTATTAATCTGCTGAAAACTTTAGGTGCAGACAACCCATTAACCCCTGTATTATTGCAAGGGGTTATTGAAAATAGCTCTCTACCTAACAAACAAGCTATGTTGCAACAAATTGCACAGTCTAATCAACCTGACCCACAACAACAACAACTACAACAGATGCAAATTCAGCTACAAATGAAGGATGCAGAGTTGTCATTGGCTAATAAACAAGCCGATGTGATGAAAAAACAAGCAGAAACTCAGCAAATCTCTGTTGAAACACAATTATACCCAGAAGAAATTAAGGCAAAACTGGCTTCTGCTTTGTCAAATAACCTAGAAACTGGTACTGCTGACGATAAAGAGTTCCAACGTAGGGCTAAAATTGCAGAATTAATGCTTAAAGAGAAAGATATTGACTTAAAAGAAAAAGATTTGAAGCAAAATGCAGAAATTGTTAAGTTGCAGATGAAATCTAAAGGAATTAAAGCAGAATGAAGTCAATAGAGGACTTGTTTAATCCATCAACGGAAGTCACAGAGGAGTTTTTAGATGAAATCTTATCTAAAGCTCCTGTTAGTGATGTTTCTATCCTACTTTCTGACGATTTTGACGTAGAAGAGGAAGTTCCTGTTGAACAAATCCTAATTGAGTTTAAAAAAGAAGTTCTCCAAGAAGTATCTAATATTGTTCCTGAAAAGGGAGATAAAGGTGAGAGGGGCTTACAAGGAGAAAAAGGCAAAGATGGTAAAGACGGGCGAGATGGTAAAGATGGAAAGCCCGGTAAAGACGGAAAAGATGGTGTTGATGGCAAGGATGGTGTATCTGTCGTTGATGCTGATATTGCTGCTGATAATTCTTTAGTCTTATACCTATCAGATGGTAAAGAAATTGATGCTGGTAGTTTAACAGGATTAGTTGGTGCTGGTAAAGATACGGTTGTTAGAGCATCAACCACTTTTGGTAATGCTGTTGACTTCTTAGCATTTAATATTGACACACCTCATACACTAGTTCCGGGACAAATGGCTTGGAATAAAGTTGAAGATTGTGTAGAAGTAGCTCAAACAGATGGTTCTACTCTACAAGTGGGTTTAGAGCAATATATTCAAGTTCGTAATGGTACAGCAGGGACATTAACTAATGGCACTGTAGTGGGCTTTTCTGGAGTAAATGGCGGTAATATTCCACTATGTACTCCTTACACTGCTGATAGTAATGCTATCCCATTATACTTTATTGGGGTATTGACAAATGATATTGCTTCTAATGAAGTAGGCAGAGTAACTGTTTTTGGTAAAGTTAGGACACTTAATACCACTGGTTCTAGTGTAGGTGAG